AACGCGTCTTTCCGTGCTGTCACCGGCCGTAAGGCCGGAGTCTAGGTCGCATTCACTGCGATGCTAGGGTGTAGATAGAAATACGTTTGCACCCTTTGGTGCCCGGAATATAATTCACTGGGACACCATGACGCGTAAAGCGATATGCTTGGGCTTCATAAAAGCCCGGCATATCCTCTTCATACGTGTGGTTTATCAGCCACCGCATAAAGAGTTGCTCTTCATCCGCTAGACGCTTCACCGGATCGGCACTTGTACCCTCTCGGGTATAGATGCTGTACACTGGAAGAATGTCGTCTCCTGGCAAGCGCTTGTTAAACTCGCGCTTTGCATAGCACCAGGTATCAAAGAGTACACCACCCCACCCGCGTGCCGTATGTTCTTTTTTACGGCACGGCGTCCATTCGCCGATTAAGTGGCCATCACCAAACCCGTCTGGGCCGGTGAGAGCTATATCTTCAGCGATGTGCTTTCGCACTGATGACGCAAAGTCAGAATGCCCTGCTCGCACGTAATAATTGTGCAATCGGAAAGCATCCTGGCCTCGGAGTGGTCCCTTTATGTAACAAGGGCGTACATCTATTCCTGATAAGTAGTCCCCTCCGCAAGATTCGCGAAAAGGGCCGTCCCAAAAGGATTTCTCTTTGTTGACTACGAAACCAACGCAGTTCAACACTTGCATCACTTCCTCTACGATTTCTGTAGGGCAGATGATGTCGTCGCCATACACCGACACGGTCTCGCGACCGGCGGCAACTGAGCTTGTGAGGGCCCAGAAGATAAGCGACTCAAGCGGGAATGTAAAACCATTTCCCATTGAGCTAAACTTCTGGAGACGCATCTCTCCCCCGAACGGTGTTTTAACGGTCCCTGTCCTAAACCGGGACAGAAGATCGAACCACTCGGGGGGCAACAAATGCTCGACTAACTTCGTCGAGATCGTGTCAGATGCACTACTTAGGTCCAGGGTTGCTAAGTCCCCGGTTATCGAGCCTTCGCGGGCTAGCCGACGATTAGTCGACTGGTCACGAAGGTCGATCCCAGCTCTGCTTCTAAGGCGTTTTGCCATTTCGGAACCAATACCCAGCTGACCAATGGAATTTAACCACGGTTCAATTACTGCGGTACGGTCCTCGAAGCAGTTCTTCAGGACGAAGCTGATCCGACCCGGGTCGATGAATACATCAACGGGGGTGGATTCCAGGTCCCACGTGTCGTCTCGCGACGAGAACGTATAGCCTGGAATGCTCTCTAGTAGATTTCCTACTAGAGGCACCAGTTCTTCGCTACACACGGGCGGTTGCGATAGTTTAACTTTCGCGCACGCCATCCTTTTGCCCACTCGCGTGGTTGCCCCAGGTCCGAAATACACATGCAAATCGTCCAGAGACGGACAGCTACCTAGAACACGGCTAATTTTCCGCTGAGCACTGTGAAGTACAGCCTCAACGTTCCGGGGAAATTGAAAATTCCCGGATTGCCATGCTTTAAATATGTTGTTCGTCCTGGTGCACAGCATCTCGGACTCATAAAACTTCGCCCAAGCGGTCCCCCGCCTGTCCGCACCAACATCAAGGTCGCTACGTTTTTTGAAAAACGCTAAAACCTGATTGATGTGGTACAGATTATCAGGTAGGGTGGTTGCATCGGGGCGCAGTTTAAACTCACAAAGTGATCTGTAATCACGCTCACTAAGAAAATGAGCAATACGATCACCAACTTGGTAGCTCGAACTGGATAGTTCGCCAAGGTGAGCAAGGGCGAGCTCTGTAAGGAACTCATTTGTGGCCTCCGTCGAGATGAGACCGTCCCACGTCTTAAATAAAGACATTGCATTACTCCTTATAAAGGATATTGCCGTGTGGTCAGACTACAATTAAGTAGGCATGACCGATTGGACGTTGGCCTCGTCGAAGACGCCGGTGGTAGCAGCCGCCACGGTTGTGGCTACGTTGTTCGACAGGTTCGTAAGAAGCTGTTTCGCAACGCGGCGACCAGTGATGGTGGAGCGAGGGTGGGAGTAATTTACCCACTCGTTCGCGTCCTCATAAGCTACTTTCGGCGCAGCAGTATAACCTGCTGCGTTTTGGCCACTGATAGATTCCATTACAGGAACCACTACGCGAGTACGCGTCTCGAGAACTCCGGACCTCAAGGTCCTTTGCCGCATTTCGACGCGGACCTGAGCTTCATTAGGCAACGAGGGGACCTGTTCGCGCCAAAGGGCGAAAACAGTGCCACCATCGAGCTTCTGAAGAACAGGCACACACGTATGTGCGACAGGAGTTGTTGCGCCGTCGTAAACGACAATATTAGCCATTGCTGACATTTGATATTCCTCAAATTAAAGGCATGGTTGAGGGTGTCCATACCCGGATGGTTAACCTGATAATAAGTGCAACGGCTAAAGCCGACCTGCACTTCTGAGTACCTTATCAGGGCTTGCGGATGAAGCAACTGCGAGAAGACTAACAGCATTTAGACAGTGTTGCCACGACGCTATCTGGCCCATGCCCTTAAAGGTAGGCAATGGGACACTAAGCGAGTTGCTAACTGTCCGAGTCACGAACTCTTCCGACCAGTAGGGGTCATAAGCCCCTACGTTCTCGTACTTACGAGCTTTCGTGTACTCTACTGATCCCTGTGGGCTTAACATAAGCCCGCCTACGCACCGCTTTCGCAAGTGCGTGGTCGTCACGAACGTCCCTTTCAGTTCAGAGGCAATGCCTCGCGCTGCTAGGTACGAACCGATGGGTACAACCCAATCGCAGACGAAGGACCAGGGCGTGCGTTCCCAGAGGATTTCAGCCGGGTTCCACAGATTTAATGTGGGGCTGAATGAAGACTCCTCGAGATACGCGATAATCTGACGTCTGACCTCAGTATGAGGATTTCGATGCCAGATACCAGCGCCGCTGTTGTTTGCCGCCCTTATTGCCCGGCTCCTCACGGAGTACCGGTGGCAATTGGGCTTGTTTTGCAAGGCTGCTAACCAGATCGCTCCCTCGTACATGTCTTGTACAAGGGGTTTCCATCCATACTGGACTTCCAAAATACGCGCACCGACTGTTTGGTCGAGACGCCTCTTAGGTTGCCCAGATTTGGAACGATCGTGACCACTTATGATTCGAAGGGCCTCCCTCAAGTTTCCTTTACGGAGGTATGCCACAGACTTAGCAATTGTCTTGGCCCTATCAGCGATCATCTTACAGGTCTTGTCCACCTCGGCGAGCGAAATCGCCGCCGAGAAGTCAGTGTCCTGAATTTTTTCGCTCAACTTGTTGATTAAAGCAAGTTGTTTGTTCGAATCAAAAATCTCGGTTCCTGCAAAGGAAGGGACATATCCAAGCTGGTTTAATTGCCAGACGGATTGATTAGTCTTAGTGCCCGAGTACACATGGAGATCGCCGTACACCCATCTACGGTTGTCCGAACTGAAATTGTTCGGTTGGCGAAATCCTTTGGCATACACCCTTTTCTTCACAACTCTTGGTGGGCTGCGCTTCACAGCGTAATACTCACCACCCCTACGATCGCGTTTTTTCACGATTGTATCTTCACGGGGCACCGTCATTTGCACAACGGTGTAGTTTTTGGAAGAGTCATTCCCAGACCAGGATCGGTTGAATTTCAAACCATAAGGATACCAACGAAAGGTTCCCCAATCGTTTGTATCCCGTTCCCATATTTGACCTGGGTTGACGGTGTATGTGCCAGTGGTCATTGCAGTAACTCCTCGCTCGCGCGATGAAACGCTTTACCTTTTACTTCCCGTTACCGGAAGGTATACGGAGGGAGGCCTGTTTTAGGCACCCCAGCGGATGGCTCTCCAATCCAGCTCATGACATCGGAGAGTACCTAGCCTCCCACGCGCTTCTTAGATCACACATCCCGTTAAGGAGGTGATCTATAGCGACGTAGAGCTTATGGTACTCAATCTCGTCAATCCAGGCCCCGCTCAGGAGTTTGTTTGCGTAAGCAAGCGCTTTCTCTTTTGAGATGCGTTTAACTCGCAACTTAGCACCCCCTGTCCAACCAGACGACACGATCTCAATAAAATCGTACGTCATAGGTTCGTAAAGGAATTGATTCCCTAAACGACCATCGTCACCTTCGTCGATCACCGAGCTAAGAAAACTAGCTTGCGTGACGCTAAGTAGACGGACAGAATAAATGCGAACTTGGCTTTCGATTGACATGATTTTCTCCGATTAAGTGAGTATGGAAAGGAG